GATATGGCGTATCCTGCTACAACAGTTCATGTAATGACACCTAACGGTTCAAGCGCGTATCGTTCAGACCATTATGGCACAACAGATAATCCATCATTATATGTTAATGCAGGAGAAACAATTGCTTTTGATTTAACAGGTGTTACTGCTTCTCATCCGTTTGAAATTCGTTCAGACGCAAGTAGTGCATATAATACAGGACTTGTTCATATTGCGACAGATGGAACAAAAACAACAGGTTCAGCCGCGCAAGGTAAAACAAGCGGTGTATTATATTGGAAAGTACCAGGATCTATAAGTGGTACATATAAGTATATTTGTACTGCTCACGCAGGAATGATTGGTGATATTGTAATTGCTGACCCATCAGCAAGCGGTGGCGGTGGAGCATCAAGAGTACAAGAAGCAGAAACAACAAGTTCTATTGCCAACGGTGCATCAGGAGACGTTGTATACGCAACGTTAGGTAAATCATTTGCTTTACAAAAGATTACTGTAGATAAGCAATGTTGGGTAAGAATATATTCTGATATGGCTTCAAGAACAGCAGACGCAGGTAGAACCCAAGGCACTGATCCTGCGGATGGTTCAGGAGTTATTGCTGAAATTATTTCAACAAGTTCTGGTACTCAGGTATTTAAATTAACACCAGCAATTATTGGTTGGCTTGATAATTCAGAAACACAAGTTCCTGTAGCAGTTCAAAATAACTCAGGATCATCAGGTACAGTTACAGTTACTATCGACGCACTTAAACTCGAGAGTTAATAAATGGAAAAGAAACTTTACAACATAGTTATGCTACCGGGTGTTCCTGAATTGGACCTCCTGGAAAACGAAGCAAGTGGAATGGAGTTAAAAATTAACCCAGATCTATTTGATGGCTTGATAACTATGAAGTTAACTGAGGAAGAAGCAGAAACAATTATATCAAGTGGTAAAGTTCAAGAATGTAGAGTAGAGAAAACACCAATTGATATGGCCTATCCTACAACAACACCAAGATACGAAAGTGGTACAGTAACATATCGCACAAGATATATTCCAAGTGGTGCACCATCAACTGTTGGCGCAACATCAACTGGTTTAAATATGTTTTTCACAAGTGAGTTTGAAGCTCCTAATGGTACTCCACCTTTTGGATGGTTCCAAGATCCTGAATACCGTTTTACCGATACAGTGAAACAAAACTTTGCTGGTGATTATGTAGATATTGTTGCGATAGAAGCAGGTACTCCTAACTCTGCGTATGCCAATCATATTAATCATGTAGATTTTGCAGAATTAAATGATCCAAGCACACCAAGATTTATACCTATGGATTGGTCATCTGTTTCCTCAAGTTTAAACGATAATAGAAATAATCAAATCACAAATCCTAATGACAAGTTTTCTTCTCATGCAATTGGTGTACTTAGTGCAGCAGGTGGTAAATTTTGTAGTTGGGTAAGAATTCTTCATTAAGAGTTATTTACTTATCGGATGGAGTTACCGCTGCATATTATGGTGCTCTTCAATGGCATATTTCAAAACCTGTAAATCCTGCGACTGGTGTTCGTAATGCAACCGTCGTCACAGGTGCATGGGGATATAATAGTAACCACCAAAGAATGTATCGTTGTGATCATATTCAAGCATTAGATGTATTTAATCCTGACACTGGAATAAACACTGTTATTAATAGACCTGTAGGAAATTCTTGGGGTACTGACTTAACACCATTTACTGATAATATGTTTATTCCAAGAGTTGTTCAAGATCCTACAGATGGACAGGACTATTGGTGTATTTCAGTTAATGAAGAAACAAGACAATCTTTCTATGATACGATCATGACACAGTTTAATAGCTATAATGGAATTTATCATTTCAAGTCTGCAGGTAATGATACTGGCATCGCCGTAGATCCTGAAGATGCAAGATGGAATAATAAAATCATTGTTGGTGTTGGAGCGAATGGTATTTTAAATACAACAGACAGTGAAGACAGAATTCAACTTACCTCTATTACAAGTAGTAATGCTTTATCTTTTTATCCTTTACGAACTGAAATTGAAGGTGGCGCAAATCAGTTTACAATTGCTGCCTGTCAACAAGATGATGTAAATAGGTTAATGGATGATTACAGTACAAGAGGACCGATGATTGATTTTGCAGCCTATGGCGCTTACACTTGGATAAGCGCTGCGAATGGAACTACTTATGCGGATGGCACATGGGGATTCTTTAGTGGAACAAGTTGTGCTGCTCCTGTCGCCGCGTCTTGTGCAATTGTATTCTTAGATTGGTATTTTACTCAAAGAGGAGTATATCCAAGCATAGCAGAACTAAAAGCTTTAATGAAAAAACATGCTAAAGCAAATTTAATTGGAGAAGATCTATTTGACTTTTCTAATACTGTAACAGCAGGCAATTATGGTTCAGCGAAATTATATAACGCTAACGAAGTAAATAGAATTAAAGATAATACTTATATAAATGGTGGATTGGAATTGACTGAACTATGTGGAACTCCTCCATTAAGAGTACATATTCCTTGGGGTATAAGAATGGGTAGCGGTAAATACATCGCTGGTGGATCAGAACAGACAAGCGAAGGAAGAAGGCCTATTTCTGGGAGAGCTTGGCCTCGACCGAAGGTTTCTTTCAGTTCTTAGGATGTTCGTAATAAATAAACTAAAATATAGAGTGAACGTGAAAAAATGCCAGAAATATTAACGAACAATTTTAATCAAGACGTAAACAAGTTATTCATTGCTGATGCAAAGGCGAATGATGACTATTATATGTTTGTGTCTTCAATTGGTGGAATAACTCCAGCAGATTCGGCGAGTTCACAAAACGAATTTTTGGAAAAAACTTTATTTGGTAAGAAGATACGTAATCAAGACATCAACTTTATGATAAGATACTATCCTTGGCAAAGAGGAGTAGTATATGAAGAGTATGATGATACTAGTGATTTAGATGGAATTAAATTCTACGCAGTTGTTGGGCCTAACGATAATGACACTGGTGATTATCGAATTTATAAATGTTTAAATAATAATGAAAGAGGTTCTGCTAACTCACCACCAACATTTGATGCTGCTAACCTAAATCAAATTTATGAAACTGCAGACGGCTATGTTTGGAAGTATATGTATCGTCTTACTACATTACAATTCGAGGCCTATAATGCTTTAGGTTATATACCAATTGATCCTAGTACAACTGTTGAACCTGCGGATGTTTACGGCGGCGGTATTTCTGAAATCCAAGTTACAAATGTAACCTCAAACCAAGGCTATGTTGAAAAGAACGGAGTCATTGAAATTGCTTACGGAAGAACAGGTGGTTATAACGTTCATGGTCTTGTTGGATTACAAGTAGATCCAAGAGAACAAGATTGGAGTAACATTGATAATTACTTTGTAGGGCAATACTTATATGTAACGAATCAAAGTTCAAGTGTTACTAATCTATTTAAAATAGAATATTATAAAGCAAATACGACAACGGGTAAAGTTGAAATACGAGTAGGTGGTGAAATAGCAAATCCAACTCGTGGATCTGTAGAAGGTGCAACTCAGGCTTCTCCAGTTGTCATAACGGCAACGGATCATGGATTAGTTGACGGTCAACCTATTAGGTTTAGTAACGTCGGTGGTATGACAGAGATAAACGTTGATGTAGGAACCGATACTCCTGTTTATTATGTTGACGCTTTAACCACAGACACATTCTCATTAAGAACATCTCCAAACTTAGCAACAGCTTTAAACGGTACAGCATTTGGAGCTTATACTTCAGGTGGCACTTGGGAAGCTGTAACTGATTTCTTTGTCTGCGGTGCTAAGAGTAATGCAAATTGTAAAATATTTCCAAGAGTAGAAGTCACTGGTGATGGAATAGGAGCGGTAGCAATTCCTGAAATTGATAATGGAACAATAAATAAAGTAATACTATTAAATAAAGGTTCAGGATATAATAACGCAATTGCTAATGTAATAGATCCTGCGGTTGACTTTTTACCAGATAATAATACGTCTACCGATGTGAGAGCAACGATACGACCAGTGATCGAACCTAAAGGTGGTCACGGTTATAATTTAATAGATGAATTAAGATGTAAACATTTCTCGATGTATGGTTATATTACAGCGGAAGATAATACAAAGATTGGATTTACAAATACTTATGGTGCTATTGGCATTGTAAGAAGCCCTGAATATAGAACACCGGCTGTTGGTGAAACATGGAGAAGCGGCGCAGCAAATACTGCTGTTGATCCTAATATATTTGATAATAGAATCGCAATTACAACTGATGATTTTGGAAAGCTGAACGCAAATAGTATAATATCACAAGTTGACGTAAATAACGATGTTGTGTTTACGGCGCAGATACATGAAATTGATTCTACATCAAATACAATATATTTAGCAGAATACATAGGACCGTATAGAAATAATAGTCTAGTTGGTAATGGGGATACATCATTTAACCCAGAATTAGCAATTACATCAAATACTGGTCAGAGAATAACAATAAATAATCCTATAGAAGATAATATAGTGTATTCAGATTATATTCAAAGAACGGGTGAGGTATATTTCATGGAAGATTTCTTCCCATTATCAAGAACTGACCTCTCAAGAGAAGAATTTAAATTTGTACTGGAATTTTAAGGAACGTAAGTAAAGATGCCTATTAATAAAAATTTAAACCAAGCACCATACTTCGATGACTATGATGCCGAAAAGCAGTTTTATCGAGTTATGTTTAAGCCTGGGTACGCGATACAGGCGAGGGAACTTACACAACTCCAGAGTATACTGCAAAATCAGGTCGAGTCGTTTGGTGATAATGTATTTAAGGAAGGATCGGTTGTAAAAGGATGTAACTTTACAGAGCTTGACGATCTTCAATTCGTAAAACTAAATCAAGGACCAGCAAACTTTAACCCAGAATCATACATTAGTGGTCCTGCGGTTGAAACATTAGCAGGTCAAGAAGTTGAACTTGATTATGTTTACGAAATCCGTGGACAAGTAACAGGTCTTAAAGCAGAAATTGTTCAGGCTTCAAAAGGATTTCAAACAAGACCACCAAATCTAAACACTTTCTTTATTAACTATTTAAATATTGGTGTTTTAGGTCAGACTCAATTCCAGGCTGGTGAATCATTAGTCTTAACAAGATATAAATTCCTACGTGGAACTAGTACGGAAACTTTATCCTCTGAACCACTCATAAGCCAAGATCTTGAAGTTTATGGTGGAGGTGCAACTCCTGCAGTAGGTCTAGCATTTGGTATTGAAGCTGCTCCTGGTATTATATTTCAGAAAGGCCATTTTGTATTTACAGCAGAACAAAGATTAGTTGTTGAAAAATACAGTAATACTCCTAATGATAAATCTGTTGGTTATTTAGTTCAAGAACAGTTAACTTCTGCGATTCAAGATTCAAGCTTATACGATAACGCAAACGGTTCTAAAAATGAAAACGCACCTGGCGCAGATAGATTAAAACTTATTCCAACATTAACAGTATTGGAAACATCTACTGCCTCTTCAAATTCTGACTTCTTTACATTAGTTCGTTATCAAAATGGTAATGCAATTACTATTCGTGATGTATCACAGTATAATGTATTGGGCGAAGAGATGGCTCGACGTACTTACGAAGAGTCAGGAAACTATATCTTAGATCAATTCCCATTAAGTACAGATGATCGTATTCCTTCTGGTGCAGCAAATACAGAAGTTCAAGTTGTTGTAGGACAAGGTACTGCTTATGTAAAAGGTTATAGAGTAGAAAATTCTGGCGAGCGTTCATTCCAAATTGACCAAGTAACAACAACTGAAACAATTGAAGCACAAAATGTTGGTATGGAATACGGAAACTATTTTGAAATAGATCAGTCATCTTCAAGTCGTGGGTATGTAGATCTTAATTTCCAAGTTAGAACAGATATTCAAACTGCATCAAGCCAATCTGCCGGTGGTGTTTCCGTTCTTAACATAACTCCTTCAAGAATATACATTCACAATGCTGCCTATACTGGTGCTCAGGCACTATCAGGTGTTACCAAGTTAAACGATTCAGGTAATAGTAGTGGTGATATACCACTTAAACTTACTGGGTTTGGAGCTCCGGTTATTAAGGAAGGCGCAAGAAAGGCTTTAATCTTTGACACTGGCGTTAACGGTTTATACGCAACTACAAATACATATATTCCTGTAAGAACTCAAGTATCAGGGACCGCATCAGGAGGTACAATTACTCTTACTGCAAATCCTGGCGAAGATTTTAATTGTGCAAATGAAATTTCAGAGATCTTAGTTAATCAGGCTGGAGTTCAACATCCAGTAGTAAGTAGAACTACTGCTTTAAATAATTCACAACTTAATATTGTTTGTGACTCATCATTGAATGGGTCGGTAGAAGTATTCTTTAATAAAAGGCTTGTAGGTTCTTCAGGTGGAATTGATCCTTATAATAAAACCGTTAGGTTACCGTGCATTCAGTCTACTTATGCTCCATCTCAAACTAAATACAGTTTAGGTTTCCCTGATGTATTTGGAATTGTTTCAATTATTACTCAGGCAACAGGACCTGGCGGTATTGACGAGGATTGGACAAACAGCTTTAGATTAAAAACAAATCAGAAGGATACTTATTACGATATATCTTATATAGAATATATTGAAGGTCGTCCTAAGCCACCAGCAGGCGCGCTATATACAACAATGAAGGCGTTTCAGTTGAACGCTTCAACTGGACAATACTTCTTTACAATTAACAGTTATCCTAATACATTAGAAGGTTGGGAAATTCCTTCTTATACATCTGAATCAGGACAAGTATATAACTTAAGAGATTGTTTTGATTTCAGGCCTCAGGTAGATAAAATTTCAAATGCAAATTATACAGCAACAATACCTGCACAGGCACCACTAATTTCAGTTACGGTAGGAACGCAACCAATAACCTTCTTAACCGCTCCTAATCCATTAATACCTGCTGCACAGCAATCATTACAAACTGATCTCGAGCATTACCTATCAAGAATTGATACAATTGCTTGTGATTCTTATGGTGATATTATTTTAATTAAAGGTGAAGAACAGAAAAACGCTATCCCACCTAGAATTGAGACTGACCAATTAGCAATCGCAAATGTTGAGATTCCAACTTTCCCTGCATTGTCTAAGAAGCAAGCTGATGTTTTAAATAAGAGTGAGTTTGCTATTAAGCCAAGAGCAACTGGTATTAAGAATTACACAATGAAAGATATGCATCAATTAGAAAAGAAAATTGATAACATGGCATATTATATTTCGCTGAACCAATTAGAATCCGAAACATCAAATATGATTGTTCGCGATGAGAATGGTTTAAATAGATTTAAGAACGGTTTCGTTGTAGATCCTTTTAACAACTTACAGTTATCAGAAGTATCGCATCCACAATTTAATGCGGCCGTACCATTTAATAAAAAGATATTAACTCCTTCGTTGAAAACGTTTGCGTTAGATCTTAAGTATGATTCAGCAACAGGCTCTTCAGTATTCCCATCTACTGATGACGCAAAGGTGGCAACAATTGGAAGAAACTCAAATGTTGAAATCATCAGTCAACCTTATGCGTCTAACTTTAGAAACTGTGTAAGTAACTTCTATAAGTATGTTGGTGATGGAGTTATATCTCCACCTTACGATGCTGCTTATGACACAACAGTTAACCCTGCTTCTATTGATATTGATTTAGCAACTCCTTTCCAAGAATTCGTTGATGATATTCAAGCATTCATACCAATGACTGACGTATCGTCTACACGTAACTTTGTTCGTGATGGCGGTAGAAGAGGAAGACGTGGTGCAGGATTAGAAACAACTACTATCACAACAAGAACAAGTGAAATTAATGTTTCTGCATCAGCTCCTGAAGTAAGTTTTGTTGGTGATTTTGTTTCTGACTTTAGATTCCAACCATATATGGCATCAAGAGATATTAAAATCTATATGTCAGGATTACGACCTAACCAAAGACATTACTTCTACTTTGATGGAGTGAATGTTGATGCTCACGTTCTGAATGGCTCTAATACAGCAAACTCAGTTGGTGAAGTAGCAAGAATGGGAATTAAAGGTGCTTCAGTTCTAACAGATGCAAACGGTGTGTTAAGAGCTGTATTCCACTTACCTGCTGAAACATTCTATGTAGGTGATAGAGTATTAGAAATTGCCGACGTAAGTCAATACGCAAGTATAGATTCTGCTTCGACCTCAAAAGGATTCGTTACTTATCGAGCATATAACTTCAGTGTTGAGAAAACATCTTTAACAACTTCAACAAGATCTCCAAACTTTGATGTAAATACAACAGTAACAACAAGAAACGTTGCTCGACGTATTCGAGGTAGAGATCCACTTGCACAAACATTCTTTATTAAGAAAGGTATGGGTGCAGGTTCTAATTCAGTTTACTTATCTGATATTGATGTTTACTTTAAACGTAAGCCTGTAAATTCAGGTGGCGGTGCAAGTGCAACGGCTGCATTGAATGGTGTTACTGTTCAAATAAGAGAAGTGGTTAACGGTTATCCAACGAATCAAATATTACCGTTCTCGGCGGTTCATAAATTGCCTGCTGCGGTTAATGTATCTGATGATGCTTCCACGGCAACAACATTTACTTTTGACGCACCTGTACGATTAGATACAGAAAAAGAATATTCAGTTGTAATTCAACCTGATGCATCAGATCCTAATTACCTTGTGTTTACTTCTAAGGTTGGTGGAATTGATTTAACACCAGGCGCATCAAAAGGTTCTGCTATTACTCAAGATTGGGGTGACGGTGTTCTATTTACTTCAACAAATAACTCTGCCTGGAAATCATATCAGGACGAAGATATTAAATTTACTTTAAGAAGACATAACTTTAATTCTTCAGCTGGTACAGTTAAACTAACAAATAATAATCATGAGTTCTTAACGCTTAATAACGTAACTGGTAAATTTACTCCTGGTGAATTAATTTATCAAGAACTTTCTTTAACTGATCCAGGGGCTAATTCTGCATCTATAAACGGCAAATCCATTACAGGTGGATCTGGGTTAACAGATAACTATGCAACTGGTGATTATATTAAATTAACTGGTGCCACAACTGAAATCCATAAGATTGCTTTAGTAACGAATGCAAGTGAAATAACATTAGAATCACCTTCTGGTATTGCTGTAGGTAGTATTACTCATCTACCTGTCGTTGTTGGTGAATTGGATATGTATGATGTAGCAAGGAATCCTTATGAGTGTCATTTGGTTAATTCTTCAGCAACAAGTGTAAAAACATTCTCTGTTGGTACATTAGTTAAAGGATTAGATAGTACAAGTACTGCTAACATTGCATCTATTGACGATATTAATCTAAGTTATATTCAGCCGATGATTATGAAAGCAAATGATTCATCATCAAGAACTAAACTGTCTGGTACATTTGTTCCACCTGCTGATGTTAACGCTACTTATAATAAGCCAATGCAATTTAACGACAATAACTACTTTACAGAAAAAGGTGTTATTCTTTATAGTAAATCCAATGACCCGGCTGGATCAAAATCGTTTAATTTAAATATTGCTCTTGAAAATGCAAGTAACGTAACATCTACTCCGTTCATTGATATTGAATCATCTAAACTTATTGCATATCAATATAAGATTACTAATACCGCTGATACTACTGCTAAGTATATTAGTAAGAAAGTTGAATTGGCAGAAGATCTTGATGCAGAAGATTTTGAATTAACTCTTTCTGCTTATCGTCCTGCTAATACTAATATTAAGGTTTATATTAAAGCACAGAACGGATACGACTTTGATGAATTTGATAATTTAGCTTGGACTGAAATGGAATTAGTTGAAGGTGTAGGTTCATTCTCTACAGCTGCTAACATTGATGATTATCGAGAATTTAAATATAAAATATCTTCTAGTGATAAAACCGGTGGACTTCCTGGGTCAGCGTTTGCCTATACAAGTCAAGGTGGAGCATTTGAAGGATTCAAGAGATTCCAAATAAGAATTGACTTGCTATCTCCAAACATTCACAACGCACCAACATTAAACGATTACCGCGGAATCGCATTAACTTAGGATTACTAATAATGGCAACTATCAACAGAGACAAAAGAACCGGTGCAATACTTAGTACCGATGCTGATGCACTCAATAAATATAAGGTAGAACGCGGTTTTTATCGGAAAGTGGATAAAATACAAACAGATTTATTAGATATCAAAAAGAGTATACTTGATATTTATGAACGCATTGAAAAATTGGAAGAAAAATAAATGGCCATTAATATAGGTACAATAAACACGACGCAAACCTTTGAGAATTGGTTAACGAAAACCAATGACTTGGTTAACGCTCTTGCTACTAATGTAATAACCGCAGCACCTGGTGGACAAACTACAAATGGTGATGCTACTTTAGTTGGTGACTTTACTTCTACTAATTTAACGGCAAGTACTTTACTTAGTTCAGATACTATTGGCGCATTAACTGGCGGCGGAACAATTAATTTTTCAAGCCCAATACAAATTACTGGTGCAGCAGCAACAACAGCAACATTCTTGTATGCAGGTTCAGGCGGTCAAATAAGATTCTCTGATGGTTCATTGAGTTGGGATGTTGGTTTAGAAAACTCAAACCCAGGCAACTTTGTTATTGACACTGGTGCAGGAGCTAATAAATTTCAGTTATCAACAGCAGGTACATTAACAGTTCCTGACGCAGTAGTTACTGGTACCCTTACAGTTGGTACATTAACAATTGGAAGCGGTGGCGGTGGATTAAGCACCGATGATATATCAGAAGGTTCAACAAATCTTTATCATACACCAGCAAGAGTTGTTTCATCACTTAGTGGTGGAGACGGTATTAACATTACTGCCGCAGGCGTTATATCGTTTGACGGCGAAGGTGAACTTGATACTTACACAGGTAATCAATTTATTGGAACAGGAAGTGTTGTTGACGATGATAACTATTCCTTCCTAGAAGGTAGAAGTTCAGGCGGACAGGGTTATTCGAGAATAAGTAGGTACGTCGGTGGCACCTATACAAGGTTGGTTGATTTTGCAGCAAACATGAATGTGTATAGTGCAATCTATACTTTTGGTGATACATACAATTATGTTTCTAACGGTGGTAATTTAACTTATCATCATGACGTTAGCGCGAACACAACAAAATTTTATAAAGACGGAACTATAACCACCGCAGAAATTAATGGTGAAACAGGCTCCGCAGTATTCATCGGTGATATTACATCCAACGGATCTTTCTCTGATAAAAGATTAAAAGAAAATATTGTTCCTCTTGAGCAGGGACTTGAAACAGTAGAAAAGATTAAGACATACAAGTTTAATTATAAGAACAGGCCACAAGACACCATGCCTGGTGTTATGGCGCAGGAAATAGAAGAACTTATACCAGAAGTAGTTTATGATATTGAAATGGAAGATGATACTTACAAAGCTGTAAGATATCAACAATTGGTGCCATTGCTAATTAATGCAATTAAGGATTTGAGTGACAAGGTAAATGTTTTAGAAAACAAGCTTAATAACGAAAGCAATTAAAGACTGGTCTTATAAATAATAAGGTAATACCAAAAGGAATAGACTAAAGATGGCAAAAATTTCAGAACTACCTCCGATTACCGGTGCCAATACTCGGACTGAAGACCTGTTCGTTATTGTTAACCTAGTACAAGGTGACGATGGTACAAGTAATATTACTAGAAGAGAATTAGTTGAAGCAATTCAATATGAAATCTTTTCTAGAATTAAGATCACGGGTGGAACAATCTCCGGCGTGGTCATGTCAGATTCACGCCTCAATAATGTTGAAATAGACAATTCTGAAATTGAAGATACTATTTTCCGACGCGGTTCTATTGATGATACGGTCATTACGAACTCAGATGCCAACAATATTGTCATGACGTATTCGACCTTTAACTTAGGTCACCTAGAAAATAATACAGCAAATAATATTACAATTACTCAATCAGACTTTTCTGATGGTACAGGTAATAATAACGTCTTTACAAATACAACATTATTTGATGGTTCAGCGAATAACTTTGCTATAGATAATTCCACTGTTAATAATAGTATTATAACAAATTCTGAGTTTAATGAAGGCACAGGCAATAATGTCACATTAACTAACTCTATTATCGATGATTCAGAAATCACTGATAGTACAGCAAACAACTTAACAATTGGTTTCTCATCGTTCACTGACGGTTCATTATTAAATAGCACAGCAAACAATTTAACGATAGATGCATCTACATTCGATAACGGAACAATAGATAATACTGATATCACTAACGGTACTGCTGACAACGTAGATATTACTGACTCAACATATACTGATGGCGATATTGATAACGCAACAATTATTAACTCGTCTTACACTGACGGTACAATAGAAGATAGCACAGCTAATAATGTTGTCATAACAAATTCTGAGTTTAACGAAGGCACTGGAAACAATGTAACGTTAACGAATTCAACAATTGATGATTCTACAATTACTGATAGTGTTATTACTGATAGTGAATTCACAGGTTCAATGCAGAATGTTATATCTACGAATATGACAATCAACTCCAGTACTGCTGACGGTCTTGGTGCAAATAACTCAACGTTTGAAAATGGTGGGATTGAGCAATCAACATTTAGTGGCGGCGTTATTGATAGGTCAAGACTTGCTGACTTTGATATGGATCTTACGAAAGAATTCGAAGCTCCGATGGATGATGAGTCATACTTTGCTATTCGTAACGAAAAGACAGGTGATACCGAACAGATTTCATATAAGCAATTATTTGATGAAGTTTCAAAGTCAACTGCACAGGCACTTAAAGTTCACGTTGATGCTGGATCTGGTAGTGATGAAAATCAAGGTACAATGTTAGCACCTGTTAGAACATTGGAAAGAGCATTTGAACTTTGTTTAGAAAAAGCAGGCGGTGAATTAAATCGTAACGCAATTAATAACGCGGTTCATATTTCAGTAGGTCCTGGTACTTATTATACAAAAGGTAACTTGATGTTACCTGATGACTGTTCTTGTACTTCAACTGCAGGTCAGTATGCTACTGTTATCGAATTACTTCCTGGATATGAAAACAATAACGGAATCTTAGTTGGTTCTGGTGGTTATGTTCAAGGCTTCGGTTATCAGAACTTTAAAGTTGATAACTTCGATTTCCCAGAAGGTGGATTTGCGATTGCTTATCGACCAGGTGCCAAACTATTACGTTCACCTTACTTAAGAGATAGTACTCAGTTATCTAACTTCTTACGTCAAGATGTTGAACCACCTCTTAATCCTT